GGGTATCGAAAGTTGGATGGGTGCGGATCCCGACACTACAGATAAGATGATCGAGATTCTGTGGGACAGGCTGGTAGATGAATACGGTGGCGACGAAGACTACGACGGGGGTGACTTTGATGCTCCGGAAGCAGACTTTGACTTTGATAAAGTAGTGGCTGTGCCCAAAGAGGGCAACGAATTTGCTGCCAAAGTGCAGAAACTCAAAGCCATGGGTGCCAAACCTGGAACTAAGTTTAAAACCAGTGATGGTGAGGAACATACACTCAAAGACGCTATTCAGCAGGCCGGACTGCAACTTGAAGATTTCTATGATCTTGATGAAATTATCATGGGCGAGGAAGAAGAAGTCAAAGAGTATGTGAAATCACATTTTGATTATACCACCAATCAATTCCCCAGAGGCGAAACTTCTGTAATAACCAGCGTCAGTAAAAAATTCGGTGATGAAGCAGTTGGCTTGGCGCAAGAAGCAATTCAAGAACTTCAAACTAACCTTGATCCTGAAATTGCAAGAATCAAACGTTTATCGGGAATGTGATTGGTAAAACTGATCATATTTTAGAGCAAAAAGCTCTTGCAATACTAAATAAAAACGCATACAATTACGTATGCGTTTTTTGTTTAGAAGGTTCTAAACACTAAAGGCACATAAAACTTAAAGGCAAATAGGAGGCTTATTATTATGGCTACATTAGCAGAAATTCGTGCAAAGCTCAAAGAGCAAGAAACACGTTCAAGTGGTGAATCAAAATCCAGCGGTGGCGACAATGCCATTTACCCGTTCTGGAATCTCAAAGAAGGTCAAGAAGCAGTAGTTCGCTTTCTTCCAGATGGCGACTCAGACAACACATTCTTCTGGATCGAACGTCAAATCATCAAACTACCGTTCGCAGGAATCAAAGGTGAAACAGACTCACGTCCTGTTCAAGTACAAGTTCCTTGTATGGAAATGTGGGGAGATACTTGTCCAATCCTCAGTGAAGTCCGTCCTTGGTTCAAAGAGCCCAGTCTCGAAGAACAAGGTCGCAAATACTGGAAAAAACGCAGTTATATTTTCCAGGGCTTTGTTGTTGAGGACGGTTTGAAAGAAGCCGCAGAGGAAAAAGCAGAAAACCCAATTCGTCGATTTATTATCGGCCCACAAATTTTCCAACTGATCCGTTCAGCACTGATGGATCCAGAGATGGATAACCTACCCACAGACATTCTTCACGGTGTTGATTTTAAATTAATCAAAACCAGCAAGGGTGGCTATGCTGACTATTCCACTTCTAAATGGAGTCGTCGTGAGCGTCCTCTCATCGATGAAGAGCAGGCCGCAGTTAAGCAGTATGGTTTGTTTAATCTCAAGGAATACTTGCCTAAGAAACCCACAGATGTTGAGGTTAAGGTCATTAAAGAAATGTTCCAAGCATCAGTAGACGGAGAACCGTATGATCAAGAACGTTGGGGTCAGTATTTTAGACCCAGCGGTATGAGTGCCGCAACTGGTGATCCAAATAAGATTTCTTCGCGTCCTGCAATTGCAGATGACAGTGAAGACGATGCTCCAGTAGTTGCAAAATCTGCTCCGGCAGCCACTGCTACTGCATCGCCAGCCGCAAAGACAGGCGAAGGTCGTGCTGAAGATATTTTGGCAATGATTCGCAATCGTCAAAAGCAGTAATGTAACACGGCTCGGGCTCTGAGACACAGTTCTCGGGCTCGAGTTTTTTACTATAGGATCTTATTATGGCAACTAAAGCATTTGATTTATCAAAATTTCGTAAGACATTAACCAAGAGCATCGACGGCCTTGGTGTAGGGTTTAACGATCCTACAGATTGGATTTCTACAGGCAATTATGCCTTGAATTATCTAATCAGCGGCGACTTTAACAAAGGTGTACCCTTGGGCAAAGTCACTGTGTTTGCTGGCGAATCCGGCGCAGGCAAATCATATATCTGTTCCGGAAATTTAATTCGTCACGCACAAGAACAAGGCATCTATGTTGTTTTAGTAGATACTGAAAACGCATTAGACCAAGCATGGCTTGAGGCGTTGGGTGTAGACACCAGCGAAGAAAAACTTCTTAAACTCAACATGGCAATGATCGACGACGTTGCTAAAACTATCAATGAGTTTATGAAAGAATACAGGGCCATGGAAGAACGTCCAAAGGTCTTGTTTGTAATTGACAGTCTTGGTATGCTACTTACACCCACAGACGTTAATCAATTCGAAGCAGGAGACTTAAAAGGTGATATGGGTAGAAAGCCAAAGGCACTTACGGCTCTGGTGCGCAACTGTGTTAATATGTTTGGTAGTTATAATGTTGGTCTGATAGCCACTAATCATACATACGCAAGTCAAGATATGTTCGATCCTGACGACAAGATCTCGGGTGGCCAAGGCTTTATCTATGCATCAAGCATTGTAGTCGCTATGAAAAAACTTAAACTTAAAGAGGATGATGACGGCAATAAAATTACAGAAGTTCGAGGTATACGTGCCGCTTGTAAGATTATGAAGACACGTTATGCTAAACCTTTTGAAAGTGTACAAGTGAAGATTCCTTATGAAACTGGTATGAATCCCTACAGCGGGCTTGTTGATCTGTTTGAAGCCAAGGGATTGCTTGTACAAAGTGGTAACAGACTTAAATTTGTTGACAGTAAAGGTAATGAACATCTATTCTACCGAAAAGAGTGGAAAGATGATAAATTAGATATGATAATGGCAGATTATGATAATCTCACTGTCAAATCAGAACAGCAAATTGAGGAGCCTGTTGAAAATGAATGAAAATCTTATTGTTGATCTTTGGAACCTAATCAAAGACAGTAGCGATCAAAAGAAGTTATCTGGGGTCGCTGAAAGTTTTGTAGATCTATTAGCCGACTATGGTATTTCCGACTCTGTGTTAGATGCCTGTCTCGGTTCAGACGATTATCTTGATGACGCTATCAGTTATTATCTTGAAAAAGAGGGCGACAGCGACAGTAGAGACGAGGAAGAAGAAGACTACGAAGATTACGATGAAGAAGAAGATTATTAAGAGGATCTATGGGCTGGTATAGCAAAATAACCAAGGATATTGGAAATATTCCAGACGCAGTTGCTTATTTTGAATCCGAATTAGTCGAAGCCAGAGACGAAGTTCGAATCAAGGGTAATATTGAAAAGACAGCCGCGGCTATGCCAGGAGTAGTAGAGCATCGATATAATCAACTTCAAGAAATCGAAGCCATTCTTGAATATCTAAACATTGAACTGCGTCGACTTCGTAGTTCTTTGTTTAGAAAATATCTTGAAAACTATCAACGAGCATTGACCAGCCGTGATGTAGAAAAATACGTCGACGGCGAAGCAGATGTTGTTGACATGGAAAAAATCATCAACGAATTTGCACTATTACGCAATAAATGGTTAGGCATTACCAAAGCACTGGATCAAAAACAATGGCAAATTACTAACATTGTTAAACTACGTGTTGCTGGTATGGAAGACACCACTCTTTAAATTCAAAAATAATATACCCACTAAATAAGACTATGAAAATAGTCTTAGTAACTGGCGGGTTTGATCCTTTACATTCTGGTCACATAAAATACTTCGAAGAAGCAAGTAAACTGGGAGATCGACTAATCATTGGTCTCAACAGTGATGCTTGGTTGACACGCAAAAAAGGTCGACCATTTATGCGTTGGGACGATCGATTGGCTGTTATCCGCGGACTTAAATGTGTCAACGGAACAGTGCAGTTCAACGATGATGACAGCACAGCCAAAGATGCTATACGCAAAGTTCGGCTGAATTATCCCAACGACACAATTATCTTTGCCAACGGCGGAGATCGCACTGCCAACAATATTCCAGAAATGAACATCAAAGACGATAATTTAGAATTTGTATTTGGCGTTGGCGGCGAAAACAAAATGAATTCCAGTTCTTGGATTCTTGAAGAATGGAAAGCACCCAAGACAGGAAGACCCTGGGGCTATTACAGAGTCCTACATGAAAACGGACCACAGGTCAAAGTCAAAGAATTAACAGTTGAACCAGGCGCTTGTCTTAGTATGCAACGTCATCAACAAAGATCAGAATTTTGGTTTGTAGCAGAAGGCGAAGCATCGATATATACAATCAAGAACAACGATATATCACATCTGGGTCGTTTTAAAAAGTTTGAACATATATTCATAGATAAACAACAATGGCATCGTCTGTGTAACGAAACCGCAGAATCTTTAAAAGTTGTCGAAATTCAATACGGTACAGGTTGTACAGAAGAGGATATAGAAAGAAAATGAAAATATTTGTAGGTTGGGACAGCCGAGAAGACATTGCCTATCAGGTCTGCGCTCATAGTATTAAATCACGCCAGCCATTGGCTACTGTTGTTCCGTTGAAACAACATGAATTAAAAGAACAAAGAATATATGATAGACTAACAGATCCGCTAAGTTCAACTGAATTTACTTTTACAAGATTCCTTGTGCCTCATTTAATGGGGTATAAAGGTTGGGCTGTGTTTGTAGACTGCGATTTTGTGTTTCTTGAAGACGTACAACATCTGTTTAATCAAGCCAACGATGAGTTTGCTGTAATGGTTGTTCAGCATGATTATACTCCTACAGAAACTGTAAAAATGGACGGTAAACAGCAGACGCAGTATCCTCGTAAAAACTGGAGTTCAATGGTTCTGTGGAACTGTGGTCATCCCAGTAATGCAGGTCTTACCCCAGACATTGTTAATACCGAGTCTGGTGCTTTCTTACATAGATTTCAGTGGCTTAGAGACGAAGAAATCGGCGCCTTATCTGTAGAATGGAACTGGTTAGTCAATTGGTATAAGGAACCTGAACACGGTAAACCTAAAGCCATACATTACACAGAAGGTGGTCCGTGGTTTGACAATTACAGACATTGCGAGTATGGTTATTATTGGGCGCAAGAACGACAAGCATATGAACAATCCAGAGTTTCTGCGCCGTCAGTGGGACCGTTTGATTTTATTGCACCAGAGATTAAAAATCTTTTTGATAAAATTTTAAAATATCGGGTAGACCCAAGACAAGAGATATACAAAATTAGTAAAGAAGATATCACAACAACAGTAGAGCAAGTATCTAATATAACTGCATTTGCTATTGATTCAGGAGTTGAAAACGTGGCATACGATAAAAAAGGAAACAAATTTGACCCCATCTTAGAATCATTCATTCAGGGATGCGGCGGACAATTAACTACATGGGATAAAGTTCCGGGAAATACTACCCCTGTTGTTATAAGAGGGTTAGGACGACAGAAAGCAATTAAAGCCTGTATTGCTCAAAATAGAGATTACTACTATATCGATACTGGTTATTTTGGTAACGATCGAAAGAAAAATTTTCATAGAGTTGTAAAAAATAATTTACAAAATATTGGACAAGTAATTCATAGACCACATGATAGGTTACCTACAACAGGTTGGAAGTACAGAAAATTTAAAGGGGGCAGCTCTATATTATTATGTCCTCCTTCTACAAAAGTTATGAATTTCTTTGGGATGGAACTTCAGCAATGGATCGATGAAACTGTTATTAAAATTAAACAGTATACAGATCGTCCGATAATAGTTAGAGAAAAGCAACCAAGATCTGTTAGAGTTAGCACAGATACTATGGAACAAGCATTGGCCGATGATGTGCATTGTCTTGTGACATTTAATAGTATTGCTGCCACAGAAGCACTCTTGTTAGGAAAACCAGCATTTACACTTGGACCAAATGCCGCACAAAGTTTGTGTCTACAAGACTTATCTCAGATCGAACATCCATACTACCCAACATCGGACGAGGTATTAGAATGGGCGGCTCATTTATCATATTGTCAATTTACTCCGTATGAAATGAAAGACGGCACCGCCTGGAGAATTGTAAATAATTTGGATATTAACTAATGAAAGTCGCAGTTTACCTATCAGCAGTCCCTCCGAATAAAAGCGAAAATAAAATAGCGACATTAAAAAACTTTGCCTACGGAGTAAATTATGTCGGCGATACAGTTGAATTAGTTACAGATTACAAAGTTGTTGATGCAGACATTGCTATTTTACAGGGCTTTGTTCACAGAGATATATCTTCTGCACATTTGTTATTAAGAAAACAAGTTTTAGAACAAAACAAATACACTGTGATTGCAGACAGTAATTTATTTCAATTTTGTGATCCAGAGAGGTCGAACTACTATTTGAGATATAGTGTAAACGGTGTCTTTCCCACCACAGGATTTTATTTTGATAATAAAATTGATCAATCTCGATGGCCGTCTTTACAATCTAAATTAAATGTGTCGTTAAAAGATTATAGAAAAGAAGGTACACACATTTTAGTTTGTCTACAAAGAGTCGGTGGCTGGAGTATGGGAGAATCGAATGTCCAAACTTGGCTTGATAATACTGTTCAATCTATTCGACAGAATACAGACCGGCCTATTGTTATTAGACGACACCCCGGAGATAGACATCAAATGAAATTAACATTTCCAAAGGGTGTTATTGTTTCGGGTAAAAAGTTTCTTATCGAGGATTTTAAAAACTGTTGGGCAACGGTGACCTATAACAGTAGTCCCGGAGTAGCCAGTCTAATTAGAGGTATACCTACATTTGTAACAGATCCCCAAGCAGAAAAAAGTCAAACCTGGCCAGTATGTAATACTACTTTAAAAAGATTAGAAAATCCAAAATTGTCAGACAGAGAGGATTGGATTAATAGATTAGCACAATTTCATTGGAATCAAGACGAGCTAATAAACGGTTCTGCTTGGCTGTTTATGAAGGAACGGTTGGAACTTTATGAAAATTCGCAATCACTATAACCAATAATCTTCATTTCTTTTCACTACTAAATCAGTTTTCAAACTTTTACCGTATTCTTTGCGTTTGCCTTTTAAGTGATCAAGATATTTGCCCCAGTGGCTGTTGATCAACGGATGACCTTCGCCTTCGATCAACCCCTTGGCCCAATCGAGACATCTTAATCCTTTGATTCTTTCTCGAACTGCGTCAAAAACAAAACTGTCGTGCCATTCGTCGAGTGTAAAAATTCCTATTTCGGCTTGATCATAAAATCTTTGAAATTCTTTAAGAAAATCCCAGGTTTTTACATTTTTTAAGTTCATGGAATATAGGCCACATTCGCTGAATTTGCCTCCTCTCCCCAGATAACAGACATCGTACTCCGAAGGACAATAATCTTCTAACTCTTCGAGGGTGATTGCATTATGGCATATCATATCTGCATCCATCCATACTAACACATCGGTCTCACAGATCGATGCACAGTGAAAAATTGAGTAAACTTTGTGACTAAAACGTATAGCATGCCACTTAAATCCTTTGCCAGCATCTCTTCTCTTTGATCTCACAGGATCACTGCGGACATCTCCGTTGGCTTTGGGATCGTTTTTCCATTTTTCTTTGAATTCTACCAATCGCTTACTTGATTTGTGCAAATTATGAACAATTAAATTGTCTGCTGTTTCTAAAACTTCACAGTCTTCGGCATAGACATGCAGTGTCACGTCCTTGGGCCAGGTTTTTAAAAAAGTTTCAATCATTTTTTTGCCGTATGTTTCGTAACCCTTGGCATGAAATGTGGTGACCACTGAGAATTTTCTACCCATTCAAAATTTCCTTAAATATAGGATATTTACACCTTTCACCTGATGAGATTTTTGACATTTGAACAGCACGGTAGTCTAAACAGCGCACCAGTTTTCTCGGCATTTAGAGATTCCGTGAAAAAATTAGGCCACGAATTAGTCAATGACTACAATCAAGCCGACGCGGCCGTGATTTGGTCAGTGTTGTGGCATGGCCGTATGGCAGCGAATCGTGAAATCCTTGAAAATTTCACAAAAATTGGAAAACCTGTAGTAGTATTAGAAGTGGGATCAATCCACAGAGGTACCACATGGAAGGTCGGAGTTGGTGGCATCAACGGAGAAGCCGCATTTAATCATCAACAAAATCACAATCAGACAAGATTTAACCAACTGGGGTTAAAATTACAGCCGTGGTCGACTAAAAACCATGGAAAAATTGTGATCTGCTGTCAACACTCACTGAGTCATCAGTGGAGGAACATGCCAAGAACCGACATATGGTTAGACACTGTCATAAAAAATGTGAGAGCAGTTTCAGATAGAGAGATACTGATAAGGCCTCACCCCCGACAGCCAATACCAAACATTGAAAAATTCACGAAAATGCCGAAAATTACCATAGACATACCAAAAAAGTTATTAGGCACCTACGACGATTTTAATTTTGAGTCTGTTCTGGAGTCTGCGCATTGTGTAATTAATTGGAGCAGTAATCCGGCGATTCAGGCAGTGTTCAAAGGCATACCAATTTTCACAGGTCCTGATAGTTTGGCCTATCCAGTTTCTGAAAAATCCTTGAAAAATATAGAAAATCCCACCTATTCGGATCGGCAGGCCTGGGCCAATGATTTTGTTTATACCGAATGGACTGTTGACGAAATTTCTCAAGGACAGCCGCTAAAACAAATTTTACCGATTCTGGAAAACTTCAATAATACTTGACAAAGTATTGTTATTATTATATAATTTTGTTATGCCTATTGAAAGATTAATACAAATTATCTGTGGTTTCGATTCAACGTATGTAATCAAACGGGTCAAACATGACCTTAACCTAATGATGAGTTTTCACAGGCAATTAAACAATGATGTGGCCTTGACAGATCGACAGGGTGCGTTGGCTATTATTAAATTACGAACCTATTCTGAGGAGTTTAATGCTGTGGGCATCGATATTGAAAAAGAAGTCGCTTCTCCTTTCTACGAAAAGGGCCTTCGACAGATTGATCGAGAACAGAAAATTTACATCAGTGATGTAGAAAATAAAAAATACATCACTGTAAAATTTCCGTTCAGTAAAAAAGTAGCATTACAACTACGATCTATCGAGAAAAAACTCACTGATTTTGGTCAACGTGGGCACAAAAGCAACTTGTTTTCATTGAACGAAAACAACATATATCATGTGGTAAAAACTTTTCAAGATTCATTTGACATCGAAGAAAAGTTACAAGAATACTATGATAAAATTGTCGAAATTAAAAAAGAAAACTTCGCAATAATCTGCGATTTTGACCAATCTAAAATTACATTGCCTAATTTGGCCATCACCGCGCTGAAAAAAGAAATTGGTGAGATCGCAGACAGTAACAGCCACTTAATTGTTGATAGACAAATGAGATTTGGTTACAAAGTCACAGATCGTGTTAAAGAATCTTTTAGGTCAAAGCCACTCAGTGAATTTACAAAAATAGTTGCTGATCGCCCCTGTGATCGAATTTTCGTTGATAGAATTCGTAGGCCGTATTCTTACAGACAATTTGCGGAAACTTTCACAGAGTTACAACGATGGCCCTGTCTTATTCTGTTAGGCAATGAAGGCAAAGATTGGGCCGCAGAGTTAACTAACATCATAGAATCTGTGGCTGAATTTGTTAATCCCACAGAGATCAGCGTTCTCACAAGATTAGGCAGTGACGTTGAATATGGACAGAATTTCAATAGTCTTGTCAAACAATATAGTGTTAATAACATGGTTGACAACAATACAAAATGTGTTATAATTGATTCTAATAAGTTACCTAAATTCTTGATCAAAGATAATATGTGGAAACCTTTAAGTTTAATTTATGTCAATGTGATAGTGCCCAGTGGCAAGGTACAGACTATCAGCGATCAGTGTGACTTAAGAATTTTATACGGAACAAAAGCCCCATCGACGAATTTTTATGAGTGTTAAATTAATAATTAGAGACGAAGTTAATATTAAGTTTGAAGGCCTACCTTTAGAAGCAAGAAGGAAGATCTCTAACGCTCTTAAATTTACCTTGCCCTACGCAAGATATATGCCAAGATATAAACTTGGCCGGTGGGACGGCACTGTTACTCTGTTTGGTCTTGGCGGCAACGGATATTTAAATCACCTTGAAGTGATTCTGCCTATTCTAACCGACCTCGGTATTGACATTGAAGAAGTTGAGGATCTTAGACAAAAAACAACACTGTCTTTTACTAAGATTGATGAGAATTACGTGTCAGATCAATCGTGGCCCAAGGGTCATCCGGCCGAAGGTCAACCTATTATGCTTCGCGATTATCAAATTGAAGTGATCAATAGATTCCTTGAAAATCCACAGAGTCTGCAAGAAGTGGCCACCGGTGCAGGTAAAACTATTATCACAGCCTGTCTATCAAAATTGTGTGAACCCTATGGCAGAACATTGGTAATTGTGCCTAACAAAAGTCTTGTAACGCAGACAGAAAAAGATTATAAAAATATCGGACTTGATGTAGGTGTATACTTTGGTGATAGGAAAGAATTAGGCAAAACACACACTATCTGTACCTGGCAAAGTGTCAATATTCTTGACAAGAAAAGCAAAGACAGTCTTGAAGATGCAGAACGCTTGGCAGAGTTTTTAGAAAATATTGCCGCAGTGATTGTGGACGAGGTTCATCAAGCCAAGGCAGAAGTACTGAAGAAATTACTAACAACAAATTTATGCAACACTCCCATTCGTTGGGGACTCACAGGCACAATACCAAAAGAAGAACACGAATTTGAAAGCATTAAGGCAAGTCTCGGGCAAGTAATAGGCAAACTTTCGGCCAGCGAATTACAAGACATGGGACACTTGGCTCAATGTCATGTTAACGTTCTTCAAACCATGGAATATAAAGAATTTCAAGGTTATCCTGAAGAATTAAAATATCTGGTAACTGATCAAGATAGAATGACCTATATCAGTAAACTGTGTAATACCGTCAGCGAAAGCGGTAATACACTTATTCTTGTTGATCGACTTGATGCGGGTCGTATTATAACTGAGAATGTCAAAGACTCAGTTTTCATTAGTGGAAGAATCAAAGTCAAGGATCGAGAAGAAGAGTATGATGAAATTCAAACTGCTGATAACAAGGTTATTGTGGCGACTTATGGTGTGGCCGCTGTGGGTATTAATATTCCAAGGATTTTTAATCTGGTTCTTATTGAACCCGGAAAGAGCTTTGTCCGCGTTATACAGAGCATTGGGCGAGGCATTAGAAAAGCAGAAGACAAAGACTTCGTCCAAATCTGGGATATCACAGCAAATACAAAATATGCCAAGCGCCACCTCACAGAACGGAAGAAATTTTACAAGGAAGCCAAATACCCGTTCACTATCGAAAAGATAGATTGGCGATAGTAAGAACATGCATATATTAACATTAGATGATACAACTTTTAGTTTGAATAACTTACCGGACTCGGTGGACGAAAATACAAGATTTGCAGTATTAGATAACAGCGATCCTATCAATCCTGATTTCTTTTTCATACCGTTGATTTTTCTTGAAAGTTTTAATTCTCCAGCAATGGTATTAAAAATTGGTGACGATGAAATAACCATGCCCATTGATTGGAGTATCGCAGTGGGAGACAAAGAAGGCAGTACAGATATAGAAGTACTGCCTTTGACCAGTTTAAACGATCGAGGTTTTGATGCTCTGGTTTTTAATCCGTTGAGCAGTTTCCGACTGGAGTATAAACGCATAGAAATAGTCAATTTTTACAATGACGTAAAATGGTATTTTCCTAAGATGAAATCAGGCCAACTATTAGCAACTCCTCTGAAATCTGGTAAGAAACCTCCCTGTGCATATTTCGTAAAAGACATAAGTAGACAGTGTGAGATCATTGATTATTCTAAACTACTGTAGGAGCGCACAATGACATCTAAATTAAAAACTTATGAAATTAATTTAAAATTAAAACAACCAGGTTACAATCAAATTATTAAAACCACTGTGCAGGCCATAAATCCAACAATGGCTAAAAAAATTGCCGAAGGGCAATATGGTGTAGGCACAGTTGTAGGAAATCCCAAGGAGAGAAAATGATGAAAGCATTTTTATTATTAGCGTTATCGGCAATATCTATTTCTGCTCATGCCCAGCAGGCCAGGGTAGTAAATACAGTTCCAGTTACAGAGCAGGTACAGGTTACTCGACAGAACTGTGTCATTGAAACAGTTAAACCAGTTGAGCAAGGTGCCGGCGGCGCAATTATCGGCGCCATTGTAGGTGGTGTAGTTGGCAATCAAATCGGCAAGGGTTCTGGTAAAGACATTGCCACAGGTGTTGGAGTAATCGGTGGAGCCATTGCCGGCAATGAAGTACAGAACGGTACAAGAACACAACAGCGTTGTACACCGTATACAGAAACACAGTCAAGAGTTATAGGTTACAATGTTACCTTTGATTTTGGTGGTAGACAGTATACTCAGCAAATGAGTTATGATCCGGGCGCCTATGTGTCTGTATCTATAATTGCAAGATAAGGAATAGTATGAAAGCAGGAAAAGTATGGGGCCAAACAGAATTGCTCGAAGCCAATGGTGTTCTTGAATTTCATCGTATAGAGGCCAAGGCAGGCGGTGTATGTTCAAAACACAAACACAAATATAAGTGGAACGGATTCTTTGTTGAATCGGGAAAAATGATTATTCGTGTTTGGAAAAACAATTATGATCTTGTTGACGAAACAGTGTTAGAAGCAGGTCAGTATACAAAAGTTGCGCCAGGCGAATATCATCAATTTGAAGCCGTAGAGGATACTGTGGCTTTTGAATTATACTGGGCGGAATTTGATCACGACGACATTGAAAGAGAGTCTGTGGGGTATAGCAAATAATGGGATACAGTAATTTAATTACCAAAGCAGTGGGGTCTGTGGCTAAAGAATTGCTCACAGATAAAAAGCCAACAGTAATAGAATTAGGAAATCAAACGTTAAAAAATTCAAAGGCTCGAGGAGAGATTTATGCAGAGTTAGGAATTCAAACTCCCCCGACTATTGAATCTACTAAAGACTTTTATCTTAGTTTAGGATTTTCTAAATATATTGCTGTAGATGTTAACACTGAGCGAGATGCAATTGCAATGGATTTAAACAGCGACATCTCTAAACAATATAATTTTACAGAAAAATTTGATTTAGTAACAAACAATGGAACTGGCGAGCATGTTTTCAATCAATATACTTTGTTTTTGAATGCTCACAATCTTTGTAAAGTTAATGGTTATATGATTCATGTTTTACCATTTTATCGGTGGGTTGATCATGGATTTTATAATTACAATCCAAATTTATTTCCTTGTTTGTCCTATCAAAATGATTATCAATTAAGTGCCTTATGGATAGCATCCAGCGATGCTAAGTATCTGCATAAGTTAGATGTTAATGCGCTGAGCAGAAATAAAGGATATCGAAATAAATTAGATTTAGATTCTTGGGAAAGTGATCCTATGGTAGTAGCAGTTATGAAAAAGACTGTTGAAAAATCTTTCGAAATCCCTATTCAAAATATGTATGGAGGCGATAATATTTCAACATCTGAAATAGGAAAAAAATATAAATGAAATCTAATGTTTTACAAAATTTCAACAAAGAGAATTTATTTTTAGAACCATTTCCTTATTTTTATATCGAGAATGTATTGCCAGTTGACGTGTATCAATCATTAGCAGATACCTATCCAGAATGGATATTAAATGGGCAAACAGAAAATTTTAACGACTTTAGATATTATGAAAAAGATTTTAACTATTCTAAATTATCTAAAGAGTGGCAGGAATTTATAAAATTTCACACCAGCAAAGTATTTAAAGACAGCATAGTAGAAATATTTTCCCAGGCGATAAAAAAATACTATCCTAAATATTTAGAAAAATATTTAACGTGCGATGTTAGTCCAAGACACGAACCAAAGGCAAATACAACTCGACTTGAAATACAATTTGTTATGAACGCTATAAATGCCAAAAGTATTAGAACACCACACGTAGATGCTGGCAGAGAACTATTTGCCTGTTTATTTTATATGAAAAAATTCGAAGATCAAAGTTCGGGCGGGGATTTAATCATTTATAAAAAATCAAGTGACGATTTTGCATTCGATTCAGGAAGAATAGCCCCTGTTGATCAGATTAAAGAGGTTACCCGAATTCCTTATAAAGAAAATACTATGGTTGTATTTTTAAATACACCAGATTCAATACACGGAGTATCTCAACGAGTTAGTGCATCTACCATTAGAAGATATGTTAACATAGATGCACATGTCGAAGAAAAATTATTTAAATTAGAAGAAAAATAAATGACACACTCAACCGATTATGCTCTTGAACTTAAAAAACTGCACTCAAAAAAATCTTTCGGAGTAAGCAAAAATATTTCTAAAGAAGTTAAAACACTAATTGAAAAACATCAAGTAACGTCTTTATTAGATTTTGGTTGCGGCAAAGGCCTTACATTAACTGAGTTCATTAATTCTTATCCAAATATTAAATGTGTAGGTTTTGATCCGGGCAGAGACGGTTTTGATATTCTACCAGAGCAAGTGGATTTAATCTATTCCTCAGACGTATTAGAACACATTGAACCTGAATTATTGGACAGCACATTAACTGATTTATATTCTCGATGCAACAAAGCGATGTATCATTTAATTGCATGTCATCCGGCTAAAAAAGCATTGTCTGACGGTAGAAATGCACATCTGATTATTGAAAAACCTGAATGGTGGAACATTAAACTTAAATCACTTGGTTGGAATATTGTTGAAGATAAAATTATAGAATACACCTCAACAGTGAAAAAAGGCCCGCCAAGAGAAATTGTAAAGTATCTTGTTATCATAGAAAAATAAAATGGGATCTCTTAAACCCGGAGCAACATATATCTACGAAAGTCCAGATGGTGGCAATACAGTCTATGCCAGAGAATCGGGCACCAATGAAAAGCGATTAATTGGACAGAGCCTTGGAGCCAAAGATCTCGATGAACACAAACTTTGGGTAGAAATCAGGTTAGCCAGTAAGCACAATCCTGTATTGCGAAAGGCAGTAGAACGTGTTATAATGATATATCGTTTAAGCCAGGATAAAATAAATGAGTGAAAAAGTACCCCTAAAAGAAGTATTGGCCGCAGTAGACATGAATGCCAAAAGTCTCTGGGATGAGATTGATGATGACCAACGTAAGGCATTGAAATCAGAATTCTTTATTTTGAATCGTTATATCAGTAATGCCAAAGTCAACAACAGAGACACGCAGGAACATTTTGTATTGGCAGTCAATGAATATTTTAACAAGCATTGGAATCTTTTACAAAAACATCCTAAACTTCTGTGGCAATTACTGTGTATGTGTGGTCATGAAAGTCAAAAGATTTTCTACCACGAATGGATTGGTTATAAGAAAAAAGCCAACGGCAATAACAACAAAAAAATCAAATACCTCAGTCAAATATATCCTAACATGAAAATGCGCGAAATAGAAATGTTAGCAGATATTAATACAGAAGCAGATCTACGACAACACGCAGAACAGTCAGGTATGGCACCCAATGAAGTGGCTAAACTATTTTAAGGTAAATATCATATGCTGACGGAACTGGTTACCACAGTCGAAAAGCCCTATGTATGTCAATTCTGTAACACTGCTTACATGAAAGAAAAGACATTAACGGTTCATATGTGCGAGCAAAAACGCAGGCACTTGGCTAAGACTGAGAAACACGTTCAGATCGGATATCAGACCTACGTAAGGTTCTATCAATTGACTCAGCGATTCAAAGGTACAAAAACCTATCAAGAATTCGCCAGCAGTCCATATTATGCTGCCTTTGTTAAATTCGGCAGTTTTATCAGTAATGTAAATCCCCTGTATCCTGAACAGTATATCGACTGGGTAGTAACCAGCGGTATTAAACTGGACCACTGGTGCAGAGATGAACTCTATGACAAGTATGTATTAGAGTTGATCAAATCAGAAGCCCCTACCACTGCCTTACAGAGATCAGTGTCAACTATGATCGATTGGGCAGAAAGCAATGGATCTGCTTGGAATCATTACTTCAAATATGTCAGCCTTAACCGGGCGGTGTATGATATTCGAGATGGAAAAATGTCGGCATGGTTGTTGCTCAATGCCAAGTCTGGACAGGAAATGTTGGCACGATTCAATGATGAACAACTTGAAATCGTCGCCCCAATGATTGATCCAGAATTTTGGAAAAGCAAATTCAAAAAGTCACCCGAAGACATAGAGTTAGTAAGAGACGTTATCCGAGAGGGAAAATTATGAACGCCGAACAAGAATTCGAAACCAACGAAGATCAAATCAATATCACCATTGAAGTTGACAGCAATAACAATTTGATTGTAAAATTAACTGGCTTTAGAAACGATGACATTAGGGATCGAGTAGCCAATAATATCAATGAACATCTTGAAGAAATCGCCATGTTGGCATTCAACACAGAAACCGATGAATTTGTCATGGGCATTGAAGAACTATCCAGACAATCCAGAGTATTACACTAATGCCAGATATTGACATCGACTTTTATGACAGACAGAAGATACTTGATAAACTCAAGCATCGTCGTGCCATGCGAGTCGACAATGAGCGAGGAGTAGTAGCACACAACACTGGAGTATATTTTCAAGATATTCCCAGTTGGCCTGAACAGAATCTTTCCACAATTGATTATAAAACTGCCGAAGATCGTGGTTATTTTAAAATTGATTTTTTAAATGTTAGCATATATAAAGGTGTTCGCAGTGAAGAACACCTTACCCAATTAATGACAACGGAGCCGCTATGGGATCTTCTACAAGACGACAGTTTCACGGATTTACTTTTCCACGTCAATGGCTATGGGCACATATTGAGGCAGATGAAACCTACCACGGTAGAAGAGTTGGCAATGCTACTCGCTTTGATCCGCCCAGCAAAGAAACACCTACTTGGGAAGACATGGACAGAGATTGGGACGGAGATTTGGACGAAACCGACCAACGGTGAATACTACTTTAAGAAAAGTCATGCCATAGCCTATGCTGTGGCCATTGTGGTACAGATGAATCTAATCTGTGAAAGTATCAGTTACGATTACGGTTAAGGTTTGCGAACAAGTTGTACAGACTTGCGTTTTACACGTTTGGCACTGAGTCCGCTTAAACTCACTGTGGGACCTAACACCACTTCAACGTCTTTGGTGGTAAAATGTTTGACAATGGCCTTGAATTCCATCATTTCGTTGCGTAAGAATATACTGATAGGAATTTGACGATTCGATTCCCACCACCAAGTTTCTCCCAGACTTAGAAAGCGTTCTTTGGTAGATTCATCAACAATTAGGTTGTAGTCGTAGAAACTGGTGACATTTGCATCTTGATTAATGATAATGCCCACATATTCACCTTCACCGTAGTGTAGGATCGATATAAAGGGCCAGTTTTGTTCTATGTTGTCTGTCAGTTTCACCATATAAATAAGTTATAATGCAAATTTTTTCCAGTTATTTATTACAGAATCGAGTTCCAGTGATTTGGTATGAAACTGGCTATCTCATGGAGTATAAAATCGTGTACCAGCGAAATATCAAAATATACAAAGGTGTCAGCAACGTTGTTCAATTTGAAGTTTTAAATGCAGATCAAAAACGTGTGGACATCAGCGATAAAACACTGAAAGTGTATGTCACTACACAGGCAGGCGATCTGGTCATTGAACGAGAATTAGAAGTACTCAACGATGGTTCCAGTACCATGCTCAAAGGCATTGCTCAGGTAAAATTCGAAGAAGATGATTTTCTCGATTATGATCCACAACAGTTAAATTATGCATTGGTACACACCGACGGTAGAGAAGAATTTCCTGTGTTTGTTAATACTTACCACGGAGCAACTGGTACTATAGAATTATTGGCAGGCATTGTGCCCAAACCCGCAGACACAGTGGAAAGTGATCGTTGGCTGTTAATTTCGGATGTATACCAAGGAGAAGCTCTTGAAGGTGGTAATGGTGTAGGCGGCTCAAACAGCAGTCTACATACCATGGCTCTGTACACCACAGCATTTACCGGCACTGTGACTGTGAAAACCACTGTGGCCAACACAGTAAATGAAAGCACAGTTTGGACAACCATAGACGAATTCGAGCTCACTGATCAGTCCGGAATTACCAATCGCAACTACCAAGGCTTATACGCATATTTTCGAGTAGACTATACAGAGACTGCCGGAACTGTTGACAAAGTACTGCTAAGAAACTAAAATAAGGCTATATGAGCCTTGACCAAGAGATATTAGCACAGTTGCCTCCCCGATCCAAGCGTAGTCCCAGTGGCTGGATCAGTTTCAATGCGCCCTGTTGCCATCATCGAGGACATGGGCAAGATCGAAGAAAACGTGGCGGAGTAATGGCTGACGCAGGCACAGTCAGTTACCATTGTTTCAACTGTGGATACAAATGTTCTTGGGCTCCGGGTAGACTGCTCAGTGATCGTATGCGGCAGTGGCTCAGTTGGTTGGGTGTCAGCGACACAGACATACAGCGTATGGCCATGCAGGCTCTGAGGGGGTTAGATCAAACCACAGACACTGCTCGAGAACCAGAGTTAAAATTTGAAGCCAGACCCTTGCCAGAGGGTGCGGTGCTGTTGAGAGATCAAGCAGAACAGGATCCAGAATCAGTGTTGCACGTACTGGAATATCTCAGCCAACGACAGTTCTATCTTGATGACTATCCCTGGTATTGGAGCAGTAACGTCATGTATAAGAACAGAATAATCATTCCTATTTTTCTTGACAGTGAAATAGTAGGATCCACTGCCCGTGCTGTCAACAGTGAACTGCGCCCCAGATACCTCAGCAGTCATCCTCCGGGTTTAGTATTCAATCTTGATCGACAACTGGATCACAGATCATTTGTCATAGTAGTAGAAGGTATATTTGATGCCATAGCCATTGATGGTGTGGCAGTCATGGGCGGCCAGATCAACAGCCAACAACAGCGGCAGATACAGCAGTTGGGCAGAGAAGTCATAGTAGTGCCTGACAGAGATCAAGTGGGTCGAGAAATGATAGACAGCATAGGTGATTGGGGTTGGTCTGTGAGCATGCCGCCCTGGCCCGAGGGCATCAAAGATGTGGCAGATGCCTGTGAAAAATTAGGACGGTTAACTGCCTTGGCCATGATAGTCAAACACAGTCAACAGTCACAGTTGAAAGTAAATCTCACAGCAAGACATTGGTTTGAAAATAACAAAGACACAGATTAGAAAGATATATAAAACACCATGGAAACAAAACAGAACACAGACTACGGTTACGACATTCAAAAGTTTTATTTGGAAATGATGCTCAGCGATGCAGAAACATTTGTACGCTGTCAAAGCATCTATGATCACACACTGTTTGATCGCAGACTGCAGAAAACCGCAGAATTTGTCAATGAATACGTTTCGGAACACTCTGTGTTGCCTACATTTGAAATGGTCAATGCTGCCACAGGCAGTGCCTTGGCCAAACCCACGGAAGTTCGGGCAGAACACTATGATTGGCTGTTAGGTGATTTCGAAACGTTCACACGCCACAAAGGCCTGGAACGTGCTATCATGGAAAGTGCAGATCTGTTGGAAAAGGGCGAGTATGGTCCTGTGGAAGATCTGATCAAACGTGCTGTACAGGTAGGCCTAAACAAAGACATGGGCACTGACTATTTTGCTGATCCTAAGTCGCGCTTGATGAAGATCAAGGACAAGAACGGTCAGGTCTCAACGGGTTGGAAGACTGTGGATCATAGACTGTTTGGTGGTATGAATCGCGGAGAGCTCAATATCTTTGCTGGTGGATCGGGTGCGGGCAAGAGTCTGTTCTTGGCCAATCTGGGAGTGAACTGGGCCAGTATGGGATTAAACGTGCTGTACTTGACCTTTGAGCTGTCAGAAGAACTTGTGAGTATGCGCATAGACAGTATGCTGACAGGTGTGCCTGCTCGTGACATTTTCCGTGAAATCGATGACGTAGAAGTCAAGGTCAAAATGATCGGTAAGAAATCCGGCGCACTACAGGTCAAGTACATGCCATCGGGCAAGAATGCCAACGACATACGCAGTTACATCAAAGAGTATGAAGTTAAAATGGATCGTAAGATTGATGTGATGTTGGTAGACTATTTGGATCTTATGATGCCTATCTCTAAGAGAATTTCTCCCGCAGATCTGTTTATCAAAGACAAGTTTGTCAGTGAAGAATTGCGTAATTTGGCCATGGAAAAGAACTGTGTGTTTGTCACTGCCAGCCAGTTGAATCGTGCCTCCGTGGAAGAAGTGGAATTTGATCACAGCCATATCTCAGGCGGTTTAAGTAAGATACAAACAGCAGACAACGTGTTTGGTATCTTTACGTCAAGAGCCATGCGTGACCGTGGACGCTATCAGATACAGTTGATGAAGACTCGAAGCAGTTCGGGCGTGGGTCAAAAGATTGATCTTGAGTTTGACATCGACACACTGCGCATACGTGATCTTGACGAAGCCGAAGCAGAAGCAGGCTCACAGAGTGGACAGAGCATCCTGTCTTCTATCAAACGAGGATCCACTGTGCAGGTCGATCCGGGCACAGGTGAAATCACAGATCCCACACAGGGTCAGGGCCTGCCCAAGATTCGTGCCAAAACAGAAGGTTCCAAACTCAGAGAACTCTTGGGCAATATCGGGTCTATCGAGTAGTCAGTGTGATGTAGGGATCTGTGTTGCTGAGTCGCAGCCAAGTCAAGGCACGATCAGTGACTGAAATAGAATCTTCAGAAACGCGACGAAACTGCACAGTGAGCTCATTTAACCACTGTTCACGAATCAACTCTGCTACCTGGGGCTGTATATCTTTGACGTCCGGTGCCCTAACAGTGATAGTAACTGTCTGCATGGCTTGCCCCTCCTTGTAGGCTTATTTATTATTGGTATTGAGGCGAAAGCCTTCCCCCAGGGCTACCACACAATAAAGGTCAGTGCTGAATCTTTCTACGATGGTCCATGACCGTGTGACAGGATTGACAAATATCACCAGGTTATTTTTTACCAGGCCCACGCCAGGAACATCTCTCATGGCCACACCACCGGCGAAACTGATCTCCTGAAATTGTGAGACAGTCTCGGTTAAACCCTTTTGATCCACGCACATCAGCGTGGTAGGAAATTGCTGTAGATCACTGGCAATTGAAAGGGGGATTAGGCCAACTGTCAAGGCCAGCGATGCGAATATTTGTTTCAACATCACTGCGCTCCTTAAAGTAGAACATAAGTATTTAGCAGACCAATGTGCGATCGCACATTTGTATTTAGCGGTTTATCTGTCTGATCTGCGTAGATGGCTGGTGATCTGCTGAATTTCCGTTTCAAGATCACGGATTCTACGTGCCTGGCGTGAGATCTGCTGTTCCAACACTTGGATACGACTCTGTGCTGTGAGATCAGCAGGGGCAGTTTTAGGCCTTGCTGTGGCTGTGATCTCTGGTTGAGGCTGTGAATATTGAGCAAGCATAGTGTATTTATAGACCTGAGTATAGTGCCCGAAAAAAATCTGCTCAAAAAAATTTTTAGGGTATAAAGTTTACTACCCCAGACCGAGCTTTTTCACGCCATTCGCATCTTACAATGGCCGTTGACTCTGCCTGTTTAAATGCTCTCTCCATTCTCTGTCTATGTTCTTCACAAGATGCACTGGTCTTATGTGGATCAGGAAAGTCAACGGCGTGACCATTGAGTAGTAAGATTAGAAACCAGACGCCGGTGTTCATCGTTTTTTAGGTCTCGGGCCCCCGAGCCAGGGCACACAGAGTCAGGAAGCGCGAAGCGCGGTAGCGCCGCGCAGGATCCCAAGAGAACGTTAACACTGATACCACAGCTCGTAATAGGGATCCCACCGCCACCCCTGTGGTGGATTAAGGGGATCAAACAGCAAAGGCTCAGTCAAAGGTGTAGGCAGACGTCTGTGAATCTCCTGATAACGCTGTAGGATATACTGGCGACGTTCAGGGTCCTGATACTGCTCTGCTGACCAGTTTTCTGATAAATGTATCATAGATTCTCCCGAATATAACGAATATAACTGTAGTTGAGCAACTGACGGCGTATCTGTGTGATCACAGTGTAAAACTCTGCTTCTGCACGAGCCTCTGACCAGTCACAGAGCAGAGCAGGCCGTTTACTGCGTGCCTGGGCAGTGATGGCGATCTCATGTCTAAGTTGGGCTAACCTGGGAGCATGTAGGGTAAACCAAGGCTGTGTCCATAGACTAAATTGGTGCAGGCTGTCTGTGACTGTAGTCCAGGCCTGAGGTAATGACGCTGTGACTGCGGAGTTCTGATCATTGAGAAACTTTGCATAGTTACGCTGAGTTTGATACTGGCGAAATTCAGTTAACACACGAGTGATCAACTCTACACTGGTCTGTAGACGCTGATCATACTGCCTGCGATGATGCCATACCAGAGGCAAAATAACGGCACTGACAATGAAAGAAAAGGCTGCGAACATACAGTTACTTATTGAGATCTTGGCTGCCCCAGGAAATTCTTGCCCATATACGATCGTAGACACGGTAAGAACCGTAAATATACAATGTTGACATTGATTTATACAGCGACCACTGCCACAGGCACTACTGCAAGAATACAGGGTCCCCGAGGCTGTATAGAAATCAGAGATTTGGTATGGATAGTGGATCGAGCAGATATACTGGAATTGTACTACTGGGAATCTTGGGCAGTGTTACAGGGCAGTTATCACTGCTGTCTAAGCATTCCGGGCAAAGTGCTGTTGATAGAATAACAGCCAAGGTGATGTGTGTGCCATGGCCATTATAGCCCACATTATGGTCATTTCATAGGGGAAAGCACCGCAGATTGACTGGGGCGAGAGCACGGACAGAATAAATCCTATGACAAACAGGGGCATGGGCAACAAAGTCAGCAGTTGATGTACGAGTCGCATCAAGTACTTATCACCGACGACGATAACATCAAAAGAATACCTCACACCACGCACTGCTGCCACTTAGCATATAATAGCAACCAAGAAAATCACCTACGACATATAGCAGAATGGTGGTGGCTGCAAGTAGAAGCAGTGTGACGTTATCGCCAGTATGATCTGCCATCGGGATAGGATGAATCCAGCAATTGGTTTTGGAACTTCTCTTCTTCTTGTATTCTCTCTTCAAGCACTTGAATGGCAGTTATAATATTTCCAGTGTCGTGAAGTTGAACACGGGACTTGAGGACTTCTATTTCATACTTGAGATGGGTTAAATGAGTGTTCATGGGTTCGTTCTTTCTTTGAAAAGAGTGTGGCGTTTGTCTTCATCACGTACTTATCTGAAAAGGCACCTGCAGAGCGTAAAAATTAGCCTACAGTTTTTTAAAATATAGGGTATTTTTTCGGTGGCCTGGTGATTTCTACACCCCGAAAAATCATTAAGGGCTGTTGCGTAAAAACAACAGTTTATATTATATGCCCCCCGGTCTCGACGTTTAGAAAAATCTTTTGGTCTTCTTCTCGAACGTTCGATCCAAGGCACGAACTCCCCACCAGGCCAAGACCAAGCCCATGGCAGCCGCTGACAGTTGATATAGAAAGTAGGGGGCCTGCTCTGGGTTGTCCATACCCCCTACTGCTGCAAACATTAGGGCAATGCCCAGGGCACAGCGTATGAGTCCTGGTGTAGGCTCGGTGTGTTTAAGCACGGACGAGTCCTATCGCATAGATTGACAGTAGGCCTGCATTGATCACCACAAGGTTCCACTCACGGATACTGAGACTCCACCACAAGTACAGAGCCGCGCCCACGTTTAACAGCCAAATGTTCTGGGGATCTATGCGCAGACTTGTTAACAGTGCGCCCCCAAGTGTCACTGCACAGGCAGTCCACTTGAGGTAGAAGTTCAAGTCCTTAACCAAACTCATAGAACTTCACTGCGGGATCAATGCTCAGCAGTTCTTCTGCACAGCGAGTCAGCATACGGTACTTCTGCTGGACTACTGAGCGAGGCAGTTCACCATCGCAGGTCAAGTTCTCTGGGCTCAGGGCCGAGTCAATGTCGTTGGCAATCTGCTGACGATCCTTGGCGTTCAGCAGGCTCAGAGGCTGTTGTTTGAACAGACTGCGGATTGAGTTGCGTTGCTCCACATACTGCTCCAGGGTCTTAATGTTCATTGATTCGCTCCTTGTTTGCTTAGTGTTCTTACAGTATACTACCAGTTTGCCCAAGTGTCAACCAAAAGATTGTTGTATTTTTACAACAGATACCCTACTGCCAACCCAATGTACAGCATGGTGATGCCAAACGCTGTGGCGGCGAATGTGGCGCCAAACATCATGCCCCCGCCGATGTCCATGGATCCTCGGCCTGAGACCAACCACGAAACTATGGCCGCTGGAATCACTACGGGACTGACGAGGGCGATCCAAAGGACCTGCGCCAGGATCTTTGCGAGTCGTGTTGCCTGTGCTTTCATGGTCTGCTCCTTATTTTCGATTTTTGGAGTCATTTATAAAACCTTTCAACGACGATACCGATCGCAGCCAAAATCACGCCGGCGATCAGCGGTGCTGGATTACCAGTAAACAAACTAACGCCAGCAAATACGATTACTATAGTCCAGATAGCGGTCATCATCGTGGTCTGAAGTCCTGTTGTAGTTTAAATTAGATGAAACCAACGAGGCGGAAGAACTCCTCGTTGGACACGAAGAAGTCTGTCTTAGGATCCCAATACCGGCCTTCCCGGGGATCCCAGTAGAGAACGCGACCGTTGAAGTTCATAGGACCCTCGAGTCCCTTGAGTGGCTTGTAGCCCTGCATTCGGTCCTCGAACACGCCTAAAACTCTGTAGCCCATGTGCCGGCGTTATTGAAGTCTATTACTGTGGCCATTCATCTGCTCCATCATAGTTTTCATCATTGTGGTCATACGACGCAGGGCCTCTTCTGGTGCGGGATCTGCCTTTTTTGGTACACAATAGGCCTTGGGACCCTGCTGAATAACAGCCTGTGCTTCTTGCATACACTGTGTTCTGAGGGCAAATACTGCTACCTCTTGGTCTGGTATAGCAGGCGCTTTAGCGGCAATCATCAGTGCAAATACGATCTCGTTCACGGTTTAACCCCAGTCCTTCTTGTCGCCCCACTGTTCATTCCAGTCGTAGCCTGCTTGGTAGGCCTCGACCTGCTCACGGGTCATGAAGCGTTCCTCGATCTCCATGCTCTGATATGTGGCATCCGTGAACATATGGGGACGACGTGGACGACTGTAGTAAGAGTCTGCTGAGCCACGATCAAAGGCACCGCCATGGCGGCCGTCGTATTTGTTGCGAATGTTTTCTGCAATCATTGTTGCTCCTTAGCGGTTTGAGTAAAGATTTTTTCCAGGTCTTCATCGCTCCAAAAGAATCCCTGTCCTGGTTCGTGTGGGTTCATAGCCAATTGATCAAATGTTTCCCCTTGGTAATAACGCTGGATGACCATGCGCCAGGTTCTTTCATTATGATTGACAATGTCGTATCCATCGACGCAACCATAACCGTCATAGGTACCAGAGATACGATCGCCGTTCTCGAACAGCACTATGACCTTAGATGCAAACTCAAACGGTCCTTGGCCAACAGCATAAGAACTCATTACTGGCTTTTTGGTCTTGGCACATTCCCAACTGAAGAATCCCATATCTGCTCCTTATTGTCTATACTGCGAGTATAACACCAACCGTCTCTGCTGTCAACCACGGCCTGTGGCGTTTTTGCCACAGAAAAGAATGGGGGGCCCAACTCTCCCGAGTCCCCCCCTGGGTTCGGCGCGGCTTCTCTGCGGGACACTACCCCCGCTCCACCACGCCTGGAGCGACTTTGAATTCTCTGTCTATATAGTATACTATCAATGCCCGCTGAATCATAGTGATAAGATCGCCAAAATCATCGGGCACCACAAACCTCACAGGACAGCGTCCCCAGGTGCCCGATTTAACATAGTCAGCATAATACCGGCGATGCTGACGATTCGTGGCATCAAAGGCCACCCAGGGCCTTAGCCCCAGGGCAAGACGACTCATCGTGCTGTGTCCCTCATCACATCCTGGATCTTGGTGACTCCAGAATCTGCCATACGGGCCACACCCGTTACTCCCACTGTGGCCACAAATATGCCCAACAAGAATGCTACGATATAGCCCATTATGCTCTCCTTGCCCATGAGTTGACTATGGTGATCAGCTCTGTGACATCTGCCCTGTCTTCTGCTTCGTCCTCTGCCCAATTGTCCAGGAATTGAGCCCACTGATTGGCAGGAATCAACTCCTGAATCCACTGCACCAACTCGCTGACGGGCATGTCGTTGGTCATAAAGTCCAGGGCACGGTCATTGGCCATCTCCCTGGTGCGTTCAAAATGCTGAATGTTCTCTGGGGTCATTGCTGTTCCTTTGCCTGAAGTTTTTCTACACCGTCCTCATACCACTCTTGGAACTCGTCTCGTTCTTCTTCTTCGTATTCAGCCATGGTCTCTGAAATGCCAAAGTTATCGTCCAGATACTCTCCGATGGCATCGCGAACTTCATGACTCTTGAGTCCACCGAGATCATAGCAGTCATCACAGCCATCTTCCCACCGGCCCACAAAGGCCATACCGGGTTCATAGTAAGCGGCTTCTACTGTATAGCCCTGCTCTATCATGGCTTCGTAAACACCAATCGGAGGGCTCCACGCACTGTCAAAGCCAAAGGCAATGGTGTTGTTGGAGTCTACACGAACGTCACGGCGCTCGTAGGGATCAACATTCCATTTGGTGCCCCAACGCGATGTGCAGAAGTCATACCAGTTTTTGGCACCGTGCTTGGCGAGGTTCTCAGCCTCACGACGCTCCAGCTCAATCTGGTCTGGATTGTCATCCGCACCCACCCGACCTGCTACGATCTGCAGATCTTTGGGCACTGGAATGATGTGATCGAGAAATTGTCCTGCTCGAACTGCACGAGCCAGACGAACCATGACCTTACGGTCTGGGTGGCTGATTGTGATATTGTTGTTGCACCAGTTAGGCATATTCGCTCCTTAGCGTAAGCAGAAACTTGTGTCTAAGCCTGTGGCAGTTGCGCCACGGAACTCGTGTATGAACACGAAGGTGTCCGACTCGTTGCTGTCGATGTCGCCGTAGGCAAAATAGTCGGGATCCAGCTCTATGACAGCCTTGCGGGCCTCTGCCAGCTCACGGGTGGGATAGAAGCCCATGATGCGCTCTGAGCCAGGATAGGTGTCGTTAAGTGCTACCATGAAAATAGATGTGGTCATTGCTCGCTCTCCTTAGTGTTTGTGTAGTATAGCACCAAATCTACAGTTTGTCAACCACGGATTGAATAGCCCTACAGGCGTCAGGGTATTCTTCCATCAGGGCCAACTCTGCTTCTATCCTGAGCTCTTCTGCTTGGCTGTCTAACTCTCGACTATAGGCCGCCAACAGTTCGTAGGCATAGTCTATGTCGTCTCTGTCCATCTTAGAATACCAGTCCTTGATCACAGCAGGTGAAGCAGTCAACAAGAACTGCAAGTTATCGCGATCATGATCATTCACAGTCTATGTCTCCCAGGTCCTGAGCCCTTTCAATTCGTTCAATGTTCATAGCACAGATCTGCGCCATGGTCTTAAGGATCTTGATCTCTGTTTCGGGGTTCTGTTGACCTTCTTCCAGAACCTCCAGAGCCGTTTTAAGGTAGTTGATGTTGACGATCATACAGAGTCCTTGATGGTGTTGAGCAGGTGCTCATGCCGGGCCTTGTCGGAGATCTTGGCCAACCGAGCGCGGAACTCTGCCCTTTGTGCTCGGGGTAGATGTCCGATCGCGTCTGCCAGTATCACGCCCAAACAGCCAGCGGCGAATCCGTAACCCTGGTATCGCTGGTTGGTGCTTTGGGTGACTTCGTTGATAGCAGCCATAGTGCTCTGCGACTCTTCGATGTATTCGTTGAACTTCTGTTGTGCTGATTTAGGCATATTCGCTCCTTACATGAAACGGTTGATGAACCAGACCTTAAGGGCAAAGATTGCCACTACGATCACTGTGGTAACGATGATTTCAGTTCCAGTCATTGTCAACTCCTTACTGTCTATGTGTATAGTATAGCACCAATTTCCCGTGCTGTCAACCACCCCGCACCCGTAGTGTGGCTTTTATGCCACGAACAGCCAGTAAGCACTGATAAACACAGCATAGATCCCCAGGCCAATGGCCACTTCTTTGAGGTCTAATAGTTCTACAATTTCTTTGAACATTTACCGCTCCTTACATGACGAGATAGATATACAATAGAAGCAGGCCACCCAGAACATACAGGGCCCACAATCCCTCTTTAAGAACGACCATAATGAATTGCATCAAGATCCGCACTCTCCTCTGCATAGGCCTGAGGATCACAGATCTCTGGCTCGTTAAAATAACCGTAGGGCAAACCGCGTAAGAAACAGAAGTATTCCCAGTCTCCACCAGCGTCCGAGCTCTCCATGATCCAACGCAGGGCTGTCTCACGATCTCCCGCACCCGCTTGAATCACAGACTTTACAGTGTCTTCAAATTCACGAACAGCCTCGGCCTCTCGGACCATACGATCCTGCTCTTCCTGCTCAATGACCTGACCCAACATCTTGAACTCTTTTTCAAAGTCCTCCAGGGTCCAGCCACTGGTATCGATGCCGCGTGGGCGAACACCGTAGGCGTCTTTGAACATGTCCCAGAAAATACATTGAGCCCGCTCCAACTCAGTCATTTGTTCCCAGGTTTTGAATTCGCTCATTTCAGTGTCCTTTCGCTCTCTCAGTGTCATTAGTATAGCACCTACCTTGCCAAAAGTCAACCCCTATGTTGTTACAACCCCTATGTTGTGGCAAAAAAACAACAGGTGCTTCCCCCCTGCGGCGGTAATTATAGGGCATCAAGTGACGATCTTTACATCGCACACCATCACGCACCCCCTCCACCCGCTTCTCGACCAGGGAGGATTGTCGCATTGCCAGCGCCAGTTCGGTTAGACCGGAACCACCCGTGCTTATCACAGCACTTCTCATCCTGCGGGTCACAGTATCGGTTGATTAGACCGAACGTTCTTGCTGATCCTCGTCCTCGATGAACCAGCTCTGCAGAGCTCTCTTCAGCACTGCATCCTTGTTCTCAATGTTCATGTTGCTGACAATGGCAGTCAACATTTCACGAACGAATTCGTCATCTACAATGCCCACTTTGAAATCAGCAGCCAGTGAGCTCAATTGAAACAATGCCTGTTCTGGTTTCATCATTCCACCCAGCAGTCGTCGTTTCGGACCACGGTGCGGATCTGCCCACCTATGTAGTCACCGCGGAACCCTGACAGGTTCTCTAAGGTCAGAGCCGCACGACCTCGACCATCTTCTGCGATATGAACGATCCGTCCCATCTGCTCCGTGTCCGATTTGAACCCTACCCAGTCCCCTACCTTAACAGTCTGTCCTTCTACTGTGGCCATTTGTTGCTCCGTTGTCTCAGTATCATAATAATACTGTCTTTTAGTCCGTTTGTCAACCGTGCTAATAGCGGGGCCTGACCTGGCCGCACTCGCTCTGTGGCTAAAAAACAACAGCCAAAAAAAACCCAGGAACTGCCGGGAGCGAATCGGACTGTCCTGGGCGCGGGCCTACCCGCTGAAAACTCTACCGTGATACTCAGTTTAGGAGCGGCGCATCACAGTAGACTCTGCTACGGCTTCCCATCGATCGGGGAAACTCTTGCGGAGATCTGCCACCTTGAGAACCATGCGCAAGCTCAGTTCACGAAGGCGTTTCTTGTTTTTATCAATAAAATTAATTACCTCGGTCGTTTCTGAATCTGTGAACTCGTAGGTTTCCAACATGCCATCGCCTACGATCTGACGGATACGTAACATCTTCTCACGCTCTGTATCAATGGTAAGATCGATATAGTGGCAACGCGATTCCAGGGCTTCAAGGTGATCACGTAGTTTCTTAGACTTTACGTTCTCAAACTTGATGTTGGTGATAAAGATGCACCCGCCCTTGTATTCGAACGAATTGGGCACACCCTCACGACGCAACAGCGAAGAGTCAGTGTTCCAGTGAATGGTACGCTTCTTAGAGCTATCCAGTGCAGCCTTAAGGATGTTCAGCGACAGGTCCTCAAGCAGAATAGAGTCACAGTCATCGAACACAAGAATGTTCTTACTGTCCGAAAACTCGTAGAGTTTACTGTACAAGCCGATGGCGCTCATAGCACCCTTGACGATCTCGTACTTCTTCAATTTCTCGTTGTTGGCGATCTGGGCCATCAAGTCGTGCTTGCCCAGAACTTTTTCAACTCCGAAGCTCTTGCCCACACCCGGAGGGCCCGACACGATCATAGCACGTACATCACCCTTCTTAACAGCACGGGTCATGTCGTCCAAAATATTAAAACGTTGGCGCAGACGCTCAATGATCTGCTCATCAGTTTCGTTGGTGTTCTTGTTTACGGGAGTGTCTTGCTCAAGACTAATAACGCGGTACCCATTGGGTTTAGTATCTACTTTTGCCACTTGCCGCTCCTATGCGTGTTTAAAATAGTATTTTACTTGATTTCGTACTCGTTGTCAACCCCATGTAATGCATCAACGATCTTCTGTGCTACCAGTTCGCCCTCTCGTCGATCATCCCTGGGAATGACTGCTACAATCCTATGGGCAACGTGGCTGTCCTTGTCTCGGATACAGACCACGTCACCTTCGGTTCTGCTGACGTAGAACCTACGTTCCATTAGAACGGAGCGTCTTCAGCGTCCGCAGTAACTTTGGATTTGGCTGGTGCTTTGGCCTTAACAGCGGCCTTAACAGCAGTCTTAACAGCAGTCTTGGGAGTAGCCTTAGCGGGCTTGCTCTCAGCGTCATACTTGTCCAAGTAGTCAGCGATCGCACTCTGCGAAGACACAGCCTGGAACTCATCAAGTCCACGAATGAACTTGGCTGCTTCAACCTTGTTCATCTCAGAGGGTAGCTCAACGAGCTGAATGTTCTCGTGTCCATTCTTTGCAAGTACTTTGATGCGCATGACATCAGTGGCGAAACGAATCTTGCTCTCGCCTTTGTGAGTTGAAACACCTGCTACAGTAAAAAGTTTAGAAGTTGCCATTTGTAAATTGCCTTTTCAAGTTAGTTTAAAATTAGCTCAACTTTTGAGCGTATGCATAGTATATTATGGACACGCTCAAATGTCAACCTATTTTGGACAAATCAGTCCAACCTCGAACCCGCATAAGATTCGAAACCGTACTTCTGAAACACTTTGGCAGCCGCTTCTGCACCCGCTTCCAGTGTGTCAACGTTTTGGACATGCATACCCGAAGGGTTCCAAAGTTGGAATGCCTTGGTGTAGTCCTGGCGAACGCCAGCCGCTTTGAGCATCTTGCCCAGTTTGGTGTTGCCTTTGACCTTGTAGATGTTGGTCCAGGCAAAACCGCAGGCATACTGATCACGCCCGCCCAATCGATTGTGAAAGAAGTCTTGCGCGGCTTTCGAGGCGGCCATTCGGGCTTCTTGCACAATGCCATTGATCTGTTCTTGAGTGTAGTTCATTTTCGCTCCTAAGTGTGTTGTCCCAGTTTCATTAGTATACGATCATTGAACCCATTTGTCAACCGAAATAACCCTGCTGTGATCAGGGTGTTGTTTTTTGGCAACACCCCGCACTCGCTGTGGATTACTGCTCTTGTTCGGCTGCTTCTTCAGCCAATGCTTCGCTGAGCTTTTGCCAGCCTCGGTTATAAGGGTTGACATACCACTGGCCGTCGTCGCCCATGATGTAAAAATACTCACAGCCGCAACCGTCAAAATGCTGAATAAAGTCCTCGGCGGTGTCAAACACTCGCCAGCCAGTGCCGTCCTCGCCACGGTCTCTGCCGTAGAACAAAGTCCACTTTTCCTCAAACATCGCCAACTGCTCGGGAGTATACTGTTCCTTTTTAAAGTAGAACTCGAAGTCGTGCTTCTCACCAATCTCGGGCTTGAGCGAGCTGATGTCACCCAGGGCAATGAGATTGGACGCTTTGGGTCGGTCATAGTTCTCTTGGAGGATACGACCGTTATTACTGAGATAGCCATCCCAGTGACAGTAAACGCCTTTGATCACGTCACCGTAGGCCACGCCAATTGCAGAACGAGTTGCCATTTAATGCTCCTTTTGTTTCAGTGTTTGTGTAGTATAGCACCAATTTTCGGTGCTGTCAACCACATGGTTTAATAACCCTACAGGGTCAAGGGTTATACCTGCACCCGGTTCCAGCCATCGTCTTCCACGATGTCCTTTTGGTTGAACTCTGGAAACAGGTCCTTCATCAGCCTACGGATACCGTCTTCGTCCCAGGAGTTGACGTAGATCAACTTGCCATTGTGGAAGTAGACATCGTAGATCTCCTCTGCTTCCAACTCAAACAATGCTCGCTTTTCAAAACCCATAACAGTCTCCTTAGATAGATGTCAACATATTGGCCGGAACCTTCCAACGGCCTGCGGGGGTACTGACTGTGGCATACTTGATGGCCATCTTTTCCACAGTACCCTGATAGGTCTGTCCGGTCTTTTGGCTGGTGAACTCAACCTTACTGCCTACGCGAACAGTGACCTTGATCTGGTTGGCCAAACGGTTACGGGCAAATTTCACGGATTCAATGATAGTGTTCAGTTCATCGTTGCTGAAGTGCCCAGTGACAATGTCTGTACATATTTGCTGAACTGTGTTCATAATGCTCCTTTGTGTGTCAGTGTAGTGTTACTATAACACCATTTTTTCCGCTTGTCAACCATTGATTTAATAACCCTACAGGTCGCTGGGTTATTAACTGCCTGTTTGCAGAATCAGCTCATTGCCCTTAACCCGGAACCCTTCGATGAACACATGATGTTCATCACCCGAGTTGCGGATCGCAAGGTCTGCCGCACGGTACACATCACCCCAGGTAGGACCCATGACAGGATAGTGCATGTCCTCGTTGTCACCCCAATGATCCCGATAGACAACGAACGCATCTGAGGGGTATATGTGATTCAGCATGAAGCCATGCACAGGCAGCTCATAGATGCTCCAGATGCTCCCGAGCCTGTTGTCCTTTTTGAACTCACTATAGTAATCATGCAGCCGATCAAAGGCCTCTGAATCTTGTTTGTAGGCGCTCTCAAGACCCCTCTCGAACTTGGCCACTATCTCTTTGATTTCGTTGATGTCCACAGCATTGCGCAGAGTCATGTGCCGCAGTTCGCAGAGTGTATTGTGGACCGTACGGAAGTCTTCAGCGTATAAGGTAACGGATTGCATTATTCAGTCTCCTCGCTCTCGCAGAGCTCTTGGTTTTCAAAGTAGGATTCGATGTGATCACGCACTCGATCATCATCTGCGGAATAGAACTTGTAGTCCCCTATCACAGTGACACAATCCTTGCTGACGTACTCAAAACCGCCGTAGTAGTCCAGCAAGTGACCATCACCCTCTACAGCGATAAAGTCTTCGTTGACGAACAGCGTAGAGCCAGCCCGGCGATCCAGACCCAGTTTGTCAGCGGAAGTGACTTCCATGGTCTCACGTATGGTTGCAAGAACTGTGTCGTTGATCTCGTCGATCATGCTGTGAATGCAATCGAATTTCATAACGGCTCCTTTTGTTTCAGTGTGTGTATACTATAGCACCAATTTTCGGTGCTGTCAACCATTAGTCCAACAAAACCATGTAGGCTTCAGGGTTATTCTTTTGGAACCAGTCCAGGGCCCGGCGGACGCCTGTGTAGTCACCCATGAGCTCACAGCCTTTGCAATAGTCGTAGACTGCGATCTCTTCAGGGGTCAGTGTATAAGATTCTCCCGAGAACGGGTTCTGCACGTCTTGGGGTTCCTTGTCGTAGATAGCAATGCCAGGGAAAAGTTCTTGTACAGTCTTCATCAGTCGCTCCTTTTGTTAACTTAACCTAAGATCACCACTTCACGCACTGACTCGCCGTCCTCATCCTCCGAGTCCAGTTCCACAACCTTGTCCATGTCGTGATATGCACTGTGCCGGACAAAACCCCGACTGACTTCATCGATGGTGGCGGAGACCTGGGTGCGCCAGTAGTCGCCATAGCAGTAGGCAAAGTGGACCTCTGCCTCGGGGTCCATGTGCTGGAGTCGTTCGATCAGTTCTTGTACGTTCATAGTCTGCTCCTTTTGTTTCAGTGTGTATACTATAACATCAATCTATCTGGATGTCAACCAAAAGACCCTTTGCGAAGATGTAGTACCAGTTCTGGTTGCCAAAATAGGCCCAGACGCAGTCGTTGCCCTGCGCAAGGGTGGCCCAATGGATGCCTTTCTTTTGCAGATCATCCATGACCACCAGGGCCTCAAACTCGTTGACCCCGGGTTGTACTTCAATCATCACGAACTCCAATAGGTTTCTGATCTGGGACTGCAGGCATAGGGCGTGTCGTACCTCTCCTGGAACTTCTCACCGGTCATGGCATTGACCCGCTCTACAAAGGTGTCGTGCAGTTCCATGCGATACTTGGGCTGGGGATAGAGCCTGTAGCGAAGGTCTGCCATTTCTTCCTGCATCCAAGTGCCCGAAACACCCTTGTAGTCATACTTGCCAAACAGTCGCTCGCCCCGTTTGGTGCGACGGTCCTGGACATAGATCTCTAATGTATAGTTCAGCATCTTTTGCTCCTTGTCTTTCACTATACCTACAGTATACAGCCAAAAGGCTCAGATGTCAACCGACTTCGGGCCCCGCACTCGCGGTGTGGCTTTTATGCCACAGATCAGTCCTCTTCTATTTCACGGCGCTGTTGGTACTCTACTTCCAGCTCTTGATCAGTGTAATTGTCATAGCCTTTGAATCCTCGTTCCAAGTAGGACCACAGAAGTTCAAGACCCCCGTCGGTGTGCTGGATGTAGTCAAAGTCGCTTTGAGCCAAATAATCAATTTTTTCTTGACGTGTCATTTTGTTTCTCCAAGAAGTTAAGAATTAGGGTGGGTGCAAAGATCACAATCACTGCCAGGGTGTAAAACATCCATTCTTGATCTATGTACATTATGTCACCCGCTCCAATTGGGCCGAGATCCGCCAGTTGCTGAGGACCAGATCAGGGGTGTTGACTATATCGTAGCCCATGTCCAGGGCCCGGGCCACGAAAGCATCTAACAATCGATCGTAGAGATCGTCGTCGATGTAATCAGTGGAGTTTACATCTAACACTATTTCTGGTAAGTTCATGCTGCCTCCTTGATGGCGATGGTACGTCGAACAAAACCCGTGGTGTCCTTCTTAGCACGACCTTTGGCCTTAAGCCCAGCAATCACGCCCTGGGGGTCTAAGAACCTCAAGTCCGTGTCGTCTGCATTGATCACTGGACGACCCATGTAGGTCGCAGGTAAACGGTCAAACACTGCCGCCACATTCATGCCCTGGGCGATCGCACTGGCAACATCCCCTTCATTGCCATCCGCGGCACTGAAGGTCAAGTGGTAGTTCTTGTACCGAGCGACCTTACGACCCAAGACCTTGGTGTAGTCGTAGAACTGTACATCAGGGAACAGCTCAAACAGGTTATGCTCGTTGATGGTGTACTTTTCCCAAGCAAGATCCGAAGTGCCGTTTAAGCGAAACACAGGTGTCAAACCCAACCGCTGAGCCTGACGGATGCCCCGCTCGATGTCCTTCTTCAAGTCCTGCATGAAGTAGTCACGGGCTTCAAAGAAGTAACGGGTCTTTCGCTTACGGGCTTCTTGGATCATGTTGGTGGTCTCACCTCTGCGGAACATACCACCTCTGCCTGCGGTGTTAAGGCAAGCGGCTGTACAACCTGCCGTCCGCTTGGGGCAGACTTCACGACCCGACAGATCTGCGGGCGCAAGGTGTAGGATGAAACTAAGGTAACCCAATTTTGCACCCTTTTGGATCTTTGGGTTGGCTGTAGATAACAGTTTAAACACGGTTCGCTCCTTGTTTTCTATGTTAGACCTCAGTATAGCACCGACTCACCACGCTGTCAACCAAAGACCCTTTACAGGTACTGGTCATTCAGCGAGGGCTGATGATCTTTGACCCATTGGCGCTCCCACTGATAGGCCTCCTTACGACCACGAATCACTGCCAAAACCTCGTGATGCCACTGATGAGCCAAGCCCCCAGTCTTCAAGTAGACGTAGAGTGCCCACAGTCTGCTCTCGTTGCGAGCACGGCTAAGATGCTTGCGCCACCGCTCACGAACAGCCCCTTCCACAGTTCTCTCACCTCGGCGAGTCAAGCCAACATAGGTCTCCCCTCTGTGATCCCTCATAAGGTATATGACATAGTTGGAGTCTCGGCGGGCAGTTCGTTTCTTCATCATGTCCATAGTATAGCATCTCTGCAGAAAAAGTCAACCAAAATAACCCTGCTGTGATCAGGGTGTTGTTTTTTGGCAACACCCCGCACTCGTCCGTGGCATTTTCACAACAATCGGGAGCCAAACGTCGGTTGACGACACAGCCAAAAGGCCGTATAATAAAGACACTGAGAGAGCGAACAACAAGAACAAACTCAGAGCCATAGCGTCGAAGGACTACAATTCCGGGATGGACGTCGAGAGCCACCACCCCCGTGACAGTCAGTAGGCACTGACTTTGGATTGGCGTTCTCAGGCGTCTTCACTGTTGATGCGATGTATTCTTATCTTGACCCCACTCTCAAATGCGAACAATTCTTATTCT